GCGGGAGTCGAACCGTTGCTCGTTAGACGTTGCATGATGAGTGAACGTGAACTCCCCAACAAGGGCCGTCCACCCGGAGGTCGGGTAGCCGGCTTCGTTGTTTCTGATAACACGCATCTGGGTGTCCTGCCTTTGTTCAGTGAAAAGGGTTGTTGGGTCGAAAGTTCCGAGGGTCAAAGAGTTCCTAGTGGACACACCGACATGCAGGTGCGGACCGGAAACGTTGCCTGTTGCGCCGGAAACAGCTACCGGTTGCCCTGCCTCAATGCGGCCCCGCGTGTCGAAGGAACGTATGAGGTGTTGCATGTTCCAGTAGTTACCGTCATCACCTAACCAGATGCCGTAGTGCCCGTTCGTGGTCGAGAACCCAGAGCGGACATACTGACCACCGATCGGCGCACGTACGGGTGTACCTGACGCGCAAACAAGGTCAACGCCGTGGTGGTTGCGGGCACCACCGAAACCGCCACCGATGGTGACCTTCATCGGTGAAATGGGGGCCGTGTACATTAGCGCGGCCCGAGGTAGCGGATAAGTAGGCCGGGGGTTTTCGTGCCCGACGAGTAATATTCGGCGATGTTCAGTGCGCCACCGGAGTTCTGGAACACACGCACCCGGATGGTGTCTGAGGCGGCTAGATATGTTGTGCGGCTGAGGGATGAGATTGCGGTGACGGATGCGGATGCGTCGAACCCGGCGATGCGGTCTGCTGTGCCGTTGCGTGAAATGTGGATGCCACGCACACCGGTTGCTGATGCCGCCCAGTAGAGGAGCACGTCGAGGCTGTAGTACCCCGAGAGTGGCACGGTAATGACACCCGTCGTTTCTGACCATGTGCCCACGGATACGGTGGGGGATGCATCCCAGTCAATTGTTGTGTCGGCGCTGTTGCCGATGGATTGGGTGGATGCGAGCCGGTATTCGATGTACGGGTATGCGCCTGCTGTGAGCGCCCATGCGGAACCGGTGTAGCGGTAGATGACGTTGGTGTCGCGTTGGTCGGCTAGGTCGCCTTCTGCGAGTGTGTAAGTACCGGAGAGGGCGGCGAGTGCTGTCGCGTCTGCGACAGAGAATGTTTGGATCTGTCGGGCATCGAATTTGTCGTTGATGAGTCCGATGGTGGTATTGATGCCGGCAACCCACCCGCCGACGACGGAGCCAACGATTGAGGGGATATCAGCCATTAGATTCTCCGTGTGTTGATGATCGACTCAAGCTGGATAATCGCGTCTTTCACGTTTTGCAGAGTGACGACAAGTTGCCGGTCGAACTCTGCGGAGTGGCCGTCTTTATCCGTTGGGGGCACCCCGGGCAGGTTGATGGTGTCGCCAATGTCAGCCATTGCGCCTCCAATAGAAAAGGCACCCCGTAGGGTGCCTGAGCGGTTGGAGCTGGGGTTTGTTAGACCGTGAGCGCCAGGGGTTTGATGGTGCGGTCGTTGTAGGAGTAACCGGCCCAGATTGCGTCTTGCTGGTCGTAGGTGAGGCCAGTCAGAGCATCGTCGATGTCGTCTAGGGTGACGTGGCGTACGGCGGTCACATCGGCTTTGAGGACACCGAACCGAACAGATTTGATGCGGTAGCGGGAGTCTTCGGCGTAGAACAGGGAACCGGCGCTGAGGCCGAACCCGTTGAGGTCAGCGGTCGGCATCGAGAAACTGACCGTGACGGCAACACCTGACACGTCTTCAATCGCGGCAGGCGTGACCTTCGCGACCTGTGTGATATCAGCAATAGCGAAGTTGCGGATCGTCGGCGCAAAGAGAGTTGTGGTTTTCGTCGGGTCTGCGCCAGTTCCGAACGTATACGGAACAGGGGTAGTGAATGTGCCCGTGCCGGTGAGGGTCAACGCCGCCTCACCTGTGGAGGTGAGCGAGTCCGCGAATGTGAAAGGTCCGGTGTAACCGCTGATCGCGGCACCCGGGCCTGTGAGAGTGAACTTGACTTGGCCGGGACTATCACCCAACGCAGGGGTGACAGATGCGCCGGCAGAAGTCCATGTGGCGGCGGGCACATTCACCCCGAGGGAGTCGAGAACGTAATACTGACCCGGGAGGACAGGCAGCGTCGAGGTCGGCACGAGTGCATCTACAGACACGGGGTAGTTGAGGGTGTTGACCACTACTTCTCGCGACTGCCCAACATCGATCTGAAAACGGGTGTTCTGGGTGGATGCGTCGAAGACGATACCCCCACCAGCTCGCGGGTTCTGCGCGTACACAACGATCTGCTGCCCACCGAACAGGTTCGTGGGTTCGATCTTCAACGGGGAGTGGTTGTTGATCGTGACCGTTCTTGACCCAATATCGGTAACACGGATCACGTTGCCGTCTGGATAAATCTCAAGCTGAAACGCGGTGCAGATTTCTTTCAGGTGCGACCACACATCACCCGACCATGCAGGGAAGATCACGTCAGGGTCAACGGCGGCATCGTAGGAGTAAGTCATCCCACCGAGAGTTTCGTCGCAGTCGAGCATGTAGCCCTCGATCGCATCCGACAGGGGCACGGGAGTCCAGTCGAAGGAAGTAACACGGTAGAGTCCGAACGTGTCTACTGTCGCGGTAGCGGGATCAGGGAATAGCACCACCACTTCACCCGTAGATTTCACAGCGGGGGTGTAGCTAGAGAAAACCAACGGGGCAATCGTGAACCCCGAATACCAACGGTTGTCCTCGGTGAGCGACGAGCCCGAGACGGCGTAATGCACCAGAAAATTGCCCTGCCCCCAACTGGCCCACAGCCCAGTAGCGTCAGCACCGATGCCCTTGATGCCGCTGTCGGTGCCTGCCGGGGCGCTGAACGTCCAAGTGTTCTGCGCGACTAGAGATGTGTTGAAAGAGCGGATGGTGCCAACGGCCCCGGCTGTTGTCGCCGTAAGCAGCGACGCATAGAGAACGTCGGTACTTGACATTGTGAGCTTACGAATCGGGTTTACCGAGTTGAAGCCTGATACGGCAACCTGTGAAACGTAGGTAACCGTCGTACCAGAAACAGTGAACTTCTGAATGCGGGCGTTCGCGCTATCAGCTCCGTAAAGCGCACCAACAGAGTCATAAGCCACAGAGATAGCGGTCGTGCTGCCGAACTGCCCATTGCCCGTTCCGACCGTCCCCACCTTGGTCGAGTAGGTGTAAGTCGTGCGCGCTACGTTGGGCGTGAAAATCTGAATGCGCGAGTTGACACCATCGCCAACAGCCACAGACCCGTCGACCGAAGAAACCGCGACAGTGGTTATGCCTCCGAAGAAGCCATTGGCTGAACCGGAAGCCCCCGCCGTGCCGCCGAACTGAGTCACATAGTTACCCGCAGCGTCGTACTTGACAATCAGGTATTTATCGACAGAAACAAAGCCAGAAAGATTGACTACCGAGTAGGACGAAACGAAGAAAGAATCATCGTAGGGGTCTACTGCGATGTCGTAGGGGGTTGCTATCGTTCCTGCCCCTGCTCCGTTGGAATCGGAACCAATAGGAGCGCTAAGAATCGGCGTACCGGCCTCGAACCACACAGGGTCAACTGTCCGGTCTGCGACCAGAAAGTTCAGTTTCCCCGCAACATCCAAATGCGCTTTACCGCCCTGCACAGGCGAACCGACCACATTGCCGAGAAACGTGCCACTAGTGGAGTCGGTCAGAGTGAAATCATTATCGATCGCAAACAGAGATGTAGAAGTCGCCGCAGCATCAAGGCTCGCAGACCCCACAGACCCCGACGTATCGCCCGGTGCTGCCGGTGTGCAATCCTGCGACACCTGCCACCCAGGGAGGACAGGCCCGATAGTACCTGACCCGACAAGGGCGACACTAACAGCCACAATCAACACCAATGCGGCTAGTAGAACCTTCTGTCGAGTCATAGCGCACGAGAGTACTCCTGTCCAGCCGAAATTAATAGGAGCTTTGAACAAATTACTCCCACGGTTGCGTCTCCACCAACCTCGTAGACAACGCCTTATAGTGACGCCCGCTAGACGCATCCGTGTACTCCTCGGGCATCGCATCATCAGCGAACCGCAAACCAGCCTGCCCCTTACCGCGCACATGCGAACCCGTGAGCGTCGGAGAGTCCGCAGCCAAATGCAGTTGCGCCATCATCGAAATCGGGGTGATCGTTGAGGCTGCCGAGCTCGTCCGCGAAAGGAACACCTTCGCATACGCATACGTTGCACCTGCAACCGTCGCATTGAGGCGAGTCGAACCTGTCTCAGACAACAACGTAAGAGAAGCCGTCGCACCAGCCGCAGCCGCAGAATTCACCCACGACTCGACCTGAACCACTGCCGTACCTGTCGCAGTGCCCGTGCACCCCAAATGGAGCGTATGAGTCGGCGGGATCGGGATAATGACAAACGGGATAGTGGTATCAGTCAACGGTGTAGCGTTAGCCGCCGTCGCAACAGTCCACGTCCCCTTACGCGAGGGCTGCAAATACGAATTCGCCGCAGTCGCCCCCCACGACGGAGTGCCCGTCGAAATGTTCGGCCACCCCTCGGGAAACTCATCCTCGATCAGACGCGGAGAAGCCCACCACGGCGGGAAAAGATTTGTGTCATACGCCATCGGATCAGACAAGTACAGAAGACCCGAACCGTGCTCACCCTGCCGGTACTCGGAAATCGCCTCAACAGAGTTCGCCCCCGAAGCATCAGCCCACGGATACGCCAACTCAAGGGACTTCGCACCTGCCTGAGAACGCTGAACAACACGCCCACCAGACTCCGTACCGAAATCCTCAAAGAACCCTTTACGTTCCACACTGATCTGCGCCGGCGCGGGCACCAGTTGGAACAGTTCCTCGTTCCCAAACCACAGATCGTATGCGCTCACTTCGCCCCCAACGATGACTGAATTCCAGCACCCTGACCGGCAGCAGCAGACAGACCAACAGTGTCAAGATCCATGCGGCGAGCCGCCGCAAGTTCCTTCACCGCACGCACGAACGACGGGTCAACAAGTGCCGTGACCGGGCCAGATGCACCCGACCATCCTCCCGATCCTGCTGAGGCAGGCTGATAGTTACGCATGTCGCCGCCCGCGTTCATGTACTCCATCGCCGCACGGTTAGCAGGCTTAGAAGTCGATTCCTCATCGTTGACGAACTCACGACCATGTACAACACCCGCGACCATCGATGGCGGTATGTCGCCCGTGTACCCGCCAGAAGCGAACCCATCGAGTTTCAATGGGGCACGCCACTGACTGCTCGTAGGGGTTGGGTTCCGAAGCAAAGCGTTCCACGAATTCTGCACGCGGGTGAGGTTATTGATCGCCGCATCGACACCTGTTACACCGATGGCGGTAGAAATGTTTGCCGGGATCAGGCCCAAAGAATCTGCGTAAGCCTCAGCACCAGCGCCAGTGATGCCGAGCTGGGCGAGGGCATCGATGAGAGCAGTACGACCAGACTCTATCGCCGCTGTCGCCGCTTCCTGTGACCCGGTCTGCTCAAGGGTCGCACCCGCAAGATCAAGAGTTGACTTCGCGATGTCATCCAACGCGGCAGAGTTCGCCCGCCCCTGTTCCGTGTTCAGATCAAGCGTCTGCCCATTCTCCGCGACCGAATCAGTCAGGTCATCGATGGCCGCCTGGAATCCGCGTGTTGCCGCGTTGACATCCAACTGTGCAGAACCGAAACCCTCGATCGCATCCTTCAACGACTTCAAGTCGAATGTGGCAGTCTGCACTTTGCCAGAGAACTGGTCAATGGTTGTCGAGTTCTGAGAAGTTGCGGCCTTTAGATCGTTGAACCGTTCACGGCCAACCTCAAGCTCCCCATTGACCCCTGAAATCTTCGCAATCAACTCACCCGCGCTGCTCGTAGTCAGGCCAATCCCATTGCGCGTGTTATTGAGCTTATCGACCAGCGCATCATAAGCATCACCGCCCTCATAGAGGGCATCAGTGAGTTCCTTCTGCGTGACCCCCGCTTTCTCTACAAGATCAAAAGCGCCCTTCTCCTGCAACCGTTTGGCGATCAACGCGCGAGAATACTCTGTAACTGCTCCGGTGCTCTTGTCGAGAGAATCTGCGTACGCATCCGATGCGGCAGAAGCATCAGCCTGTTGTGCGATGAATGCGCCTATCAGAATCGTCGCTATACCAATAGCACCGCCAATTCCTGCGATAGCCAGCGATGCGCCCTTCACGCTCACACCCGCCAACACCACTGCCGCTTTGAACGCAGCGACCCGAGGCACGGCAATCAGCGCCGCCCCGCCCGTCAGAGCCATCGCCGCAGCAATCGCACCCACAGCAAGCCCAGCATTCAACACCGGCTCAGGGAGATTCCCAACCCCATCGACAAGGAACGTGAGCCCCTGCACCAACTCGCGAAGCACATCGTTGGCACCGGAACCGGACTTGATTAGAGCCGTATCGAACGCCCCACCAAGCTTCTCAACATCCCCACTAAGGTTGTCCATCCGGTCAGCCGCCACACGAGCCGCATAGCCCGCATCATTCACCTCAGTGGTGTACTTCTTGATCGACTCAGCGCCACCCGCAAAAAGCACACGCGCCGCCGTGACCTGCTGGTTACCGAAAATCACACCAAGAGCAGCATCACGAGACTTGTCATCCAACTTCGTGAACGCATCCGACAATTCACCCGCCGTATTTTCAAGGCCCAGGAACGCACCCGTGTTCACGTCGTACAGTTCAATGCCGAGGTCGTGGATCGCTTTCTTAGCCTCAGCAGACGGTGAAGTCAGCGAAGACAAAACACCACGCAGAGACGTACCAGCCTGCTCACCGATAAGACCCTGATCAGCGAACAACGCCAACGCGCCCGTGGTTTCCTCAAGAGAAATACCCATCGACGCAGCAACCGGGCCAACAAACTTGAGCGCCTGCGCTAGATCCTCAACCGATCCCAGAGCTTTACCAGCGCCAGCCGAAAGCACATCAGCAACATGCCCCGCCTCAGTACCAGCGAGGTTGAATTGCTTCAACGTTGTTGCGGTGATCTCCGCAGCACGCGCAACCTCAAGCTGCCCTGAGGCGGCAAGAGCCAAAGTCCCATCGAGGGCATCAATGGAGGTCTTCGTGTCGAAAGAGGCTTTACCCAGTTCCTCGAGCGCGTTCGCCGCCTCCGTCGCCGTGAACACGGTTTTACCGCCAGCATCCAACGCCGCCTCACGCAGCAACGCCATATCCTCAGTCGTCGCCTGCGTGACAGCCTGCACATTCGAGAGCGCCGAATCGAACTCAGCAAACTTCCTAATCGCAATACCAACAGCCGCAGCAGCAATCGCACCAAACGCCAACAGGGGCCGTCCGAGGTCCTCGAACGCCTGACGTTTAGCCGCCAACTTCTCAGCCTCAGAACCAAGGTCACGGGTCTTCCGAGCCGCAGCCTCCATGCCCGCGATGTACCCGTTGACCTGTGCCACTAGCGAAACCTTGACTGTTCTCTCGGGCACTTTGCGTCCCTTCGTGAGACAATTGAGTTACTGAAACGAGGCCAAGGCATGGAAATTTGTTCCGCTAAGAACGGTGAGTGGCAATGTGATCGCGAGGCGCGCAGGCCGGGAAGCGGGATGTGCGGTGGTCACGAATCTCAACGGCGCAGGAAGGTCGAGTACCGCCCCCTGCGGGCTCAGGCCTACGGTGGTCGCCCGTCTCAGCAGCACGTAAAGTGCACGTTTCCCGACTGCGACAAGCGCCGGGTATGGCTGGGGCTTTGTTCAGGTCACTCGGCTCAGCGGGAGAAGGGCAAAGAATTGCGGCCCTTGAGGGTTATTGCCCCCCACCCGTTCCTTGAGGGGTGGAATAGCCCGTTCGCGATCAAGCAAAACCAGTACGCCTACGTGACGCGGAGCGGGAACGGGCAGCGCAAGCGGCTTGAGCATCGCGTGGTGATGGAATTCGTGCTGGGTCGAGCATTGCTCCCGCACGAGAATGTGCATCACATCAACGGGGTGAAGAATGACAATCGCCCTGAAAACCTCGAGCTTTGGTCTAAGTCCCAGCCAAGCGGTCAGCGCATACCTGACAAGGTTGACCACGCATGGGCCATGATCGCGCTGTACGACCCCCAGCATCTCGCCAAGCCAAGTTAGGTTTTCTTCGTCACCCGCCACAAATGGGCAGAACGATCCATCGGGTTTTTCGGGTCGGTGTCGTATTGCGCGTAATAGCGTTTCTGCTTCTTGGAGACAGCAGCGACCGAATAATCGACGGTCGGGTTGTCGGGCGCATCCCACACCGAGGCAGGGTCGAGGGCATCTTCCATTGGGATGCCGTAACTGTTGCGGCGTTCATCCTCAACATCCGCGAGGGCGAGCATCAGTTCGATGTCGCGGCGCGGCCACTCTTTGACTAGTCGGCTGCGGGGGATTCCGAGTTGGCGGGCGAGAACGAGCTCAGCGCGGACTCGACCTCGGATGCTTTTTTTGCACTAAGCACCGCCTGTGATGGTGCCCACTGGTTCAGATTCCAGATCACATCAGCAATCTCCCGCAACTGTGCACCAGGGAGGCCACGGATGAGTTTCTTCCACCGGTCGGGGGACAGCTCCACCCAATCCTCACCGGACTGCATGTGCCCAGAGACGGCGGCAGCCTGCACTGACGCACCGAGTATGTTGTGCCCGTAGGCGTAGTCGATTGGCAGGAAGTCGGCCTGCCTCGGTTTCAGGGGGTCAGCGCCTTCTTTAAGCCTCATGGGGTTCCGGTTGCAGATGTCAGCCCACGCGAGGCCATCCATCTCCGTGAACCGCAATTTGCGGTGCTTCCCATTGATCAGTACCGACACGAACCCGAAAAAGGGTTCAGCCGCCAACTGTGCATCAAGGTCTGCGTCTAGTTCGTCTTCGAAAGACATCATTTTCCTTCCACCGTTCCCACCGTGAAAAGACCGTGGCGCACGCACGGTGGGAACGTGCGCCACGGGGTTACTAGGCGACGATCGTTGCGTCCTTATCGACCACAGCGGTGATGAACAACTCCTGCATGATCGTCTGCACGCCGTTCTCCACCGGAGCATCTTTGCGCTGCGAACCCGCAACGAAAGTGATCACGTCAGCGATCTGCGCGGCAGCCCAAGAGGTCGAGTTCGGCACCGAGTAGCGGGCCGTGATGTGACCTTCGACACCCTCAGCGAGCGTCACAGCAGCAACATCGCCGGCATCCCCGAAGACATACTTCACAACAAGGGTGTAGTCGGTCTTGCCGGGGCGCTTGAGGATCTGCTTCAGAGTCACGCGGGGGTCGTTGACGGTCGCCTGCGTCTCGGTCAGATCAAAACTGACCAGCGAGTAGGTGAGATCATCACCAGCGTTCAGAATCGCAGCCGACAGTGCGTTGTCTGCGAGGGCACTAAAAGTGAGTCGAAGGTTGTCGTCGCTATTGACTGACGACGGTACGGCTTCTGCGGCCATGTTAGTTCTCCTGTTCGTTGTCGCCCGTGGGGGCTTCGATGGTGGCCACCGGGTTGGTGGTCTTCTTCTCGGCCACGGGCCGGAAAGTCTCTGCTAGCTGCGGGTAACGGTTCCAATGGGCGACAGGGATCACGGTCTTGTTGCCGTTTTTGTCCTGAACCTCGATGGTGTTTTCGGGCATGGGTTGGAACCCCTTTCAAGGGCAGTTATCGACGGGCGGGATTAGGAAGGCTCGGAAGTCCAGCCGAGTTCAACGACCGCATACACAAGCCACGGCGTTACGTCACGGTCGGTTTGCAGTGGCATCGGTGAACGCCAGTACGGGGGTTTGTTGTTGCGCCCCGAAACGGTCACTGTGATACCGCGCCCATTGGCGATGAACTTCGCTTTGATCAGCGCCAGAACGGTCTGCACCGATGAAGCGGTCAGTCCAACAATGTGCAACGTGAACTCGGGGTGAGTGGTGATCTTCGGGCCGGTAACACGGTCAGTCTCATCGATACCCTCGGCAGGGTGCAAAATCACATACGGCATCGGCAAAACCGTCGCGGGGGCTGTGGGGGGTGGCGCGAGGGTCACATACACTTTGCCGCTGAGCGCGCCAGCAGACTCCACCAGCGTCTTCACAGCAGAGGTGTCAGCGGCAGTCATCAGAGCTTCGGATCTATCGCTTGTTCAAGCCCGTAAATGAAATCGGCTTCGTTCTCCTGCAAAGCGCCAGCACCGTACCCTCTAGGGGCGGTGTTGTTGCCGGGTGCGCCGAACTCCACAACCGTCACAATCGGTGCCTGCAGTCGGCCACGTTCGGCCCCGATCTCAGCACCGATCAACGACTTGCCGCCGACCGCATCGACTTTCACGTCATAAGTAATTGACCGGGGGGCGTGGGGGAGCCCGTTCTCGCCGGTGAGCTTCTGCGCCCACGCCTTCTTTATCTTCGTCGCAGAGACTTCGGTTGCTTGACGCACACGGGTACCAGCACCCTCAGCGACATCGCCAAGGTCAGCGGCTAGCGTCTGAATCTCTGAAAAGTCGATCGAGAAGTTATCGGGCATCAGTTCGTCACCTCGATAGGGAAGCGTCGCGCCGTCGAGTGGGTTTGCGAATGAATACCCGCAATGCGCCCAAGGACAATCAAAGAATCAAGGGGAGTGGTGACTGTGGCGATGTCGTCAACACGCACATCTGCAGAACCAGTCGCAGAAACGGGGATAGAAAGAGTCGGGTTCTGCTTAGCCAACGCCTGCCCCGCCACAGCAACCTCATCGGAACGCGCCTCAGTCATCCGCAGACGACAAACACCCGAATAGATAGTTGTGTAAGTAGGAGTGAGAACACCGTTCGCATCCTCAGACGGTGTACCAGCCCGCTTGATGACGACAGTGGATTCCATCATCGACTCAGCCAACGTGCGGCCCATCCGAGTAGCGCCCGCAAACATTGTCATCGGGTCGTCACCACAAACGAACCCCTGAGACTGAACTGCTCACGAATCAGACCAATGTTCCGGTCAGAGAGGGTGATACCGGTCATCTCGCCGGCATCCGCGAACGCGGCCTTGAAATCATCCAACGCCACCGAGCTCAGACCGCCAACGGTCAGACCGAGGCCAGCCTCGAGCGAGGTGAGCGCCTGGGAGACAAGCACCATGCACCAACGAGTCAGCGACGCAGGAGCGGTCGCATACCCGTAGGTGAACGTAATGTCCACCGGTTCATCCGAGGTGAATGTGAGAGTCGAGTCGCGTTGCGTGTAATCGGTATCGAGTACAAGAGTGTCACCGTCACGCTCAACCAGATCAATCGAAATCAACGGTTGCTGCGGAATATCAACCCGCCCACCATCAGGCCACACCCGATACGTTGACGAATCCTGCGGGAACAACTGCTGCCCGATCACGTCATCCCGAAGGTAGGTGGATGCGTCCTCCAACAAACTCGTAACCCACGTCTGCTCACCAGCCGTGAAAGTACGGTTGAGCGCAGCGCCCAACTGTGTATATGTTGCGAACGCATCCACCATGACCCCTTACGGAAGCTGAATCGCGGAGATGAACCCCGTGGTCGAAGCAGCCACATCGATGCGGTAGGTGCCGTTGTCCTGCGAGAAACGCGCGGACTCGAGAACAACCAGCACGGTCGCATCCTGAGCAATGGAGATCACAAGATCGCCCTGCCCCTGCGACTGCGCGGGGTTGTAGTCGCCAGCCTTGATAGTGAAGTCCTTCGAACCAGCGAAGGTGTTGTTGAGCCGCACGATGACCTTGTTACCGGGCTTCGTGGGGGTGATGACGTGGGTGTTCGCAGCAACAATCGCAGTCCCAGCAGGGTTAGCGGTTGAGGCATTGAGCGCCAACGTGGTGACGGTAATGGCGGTATCTGCCATGATCTTTTCTCCTTAGAAATTGTTGTTGATCTGGGAGGGGCGCAGCCTTGTGAGCTGCGCCCCAGCGGATTAGGTGATCGAGGCCGTGAGGGTCGCGATGCCAGTCGGGCGAACGAGCTTCGCGCCAAACAGGTTGAGGCCCTTCACCGCGTCAGAGAATGACGACTCGGGACGGAACGACTCGACCTTGTTGATCTGCGACGCGAACGTGATCGCACCGGTGTACCCGGCGCAAACGAGGTAGTCGTCGCCGGTCACGTTGGTCACGTTGTTCGAAACCATCACATCGAAACCGAAGGCGCGACCCACGAGTCCGTTACGCAGCGCCTCGGACGTGCCCGACGCATCAACACGAGCGAACAGCTCAGAACCGAGCAGCAGGCCGTGATACCACGGCGGGATGATGGCATAGCGGCCCAGGTTCGGGACGTTCGACTGATCCAACTTCACGCCGAGGTTGATAAGGCCCGTCACCGCAAGAGCGGGCGTAGTGATCGCCGTCGTGCTGATCTCATTAGCCGTAGCAGCCTCGGTGTAGAGGCCGGCGACGTAAAGGTCAGCAACATCAGCAAGACCAAACGCGGACTCGAGAGCGGCTTCGGTCATCAGACCGCCACCGTTCTGAACCTGCGCCATGTCCACGTCATCGATCTCAAACGCGAAGTAGTTGGCCTGATCGATGAGCAGGGTGCGCTCAGCGTCGGTCAGCGTCTCAGGGGTGATCGTGGTCGAGTTGCGCGTGTACGCAGCGATCGTCGGGCGAGAAATGGAGCGGATACGAACCGAGTCGCCGGTCTGGCGAATCTCGCCCTCGTAGTTGCGGTTGACGGCAGTCGGACCAGCGAACACGAGAGCCTTCTTGAGAGAAGACTGCAGTTCGCGGGCGAAGACCGTAACCTGTGAATTGGTAAGCGCCATGATTGGCTCTCCTTATGGTTAGGTTTTGATGCCGAGCAAGTTGTTGAGCTTGCCTGCGGCTTTGGCTGCGACCGTTTCGTCATCGGTCGCCCTAGCGAGGTCTGCTTCCGTCCATTGCGGGGGAGTCGAGTCCTTGCCCTTCGCGCCCTGATCAGCGGCACCGTCGAAACGGTTCTGCTTCTGAGCGGCGAGGTGGGGTTTGCGTTCGATGAGCTCTGCGATCGCGGTTGCAAGTGCGTCAGAATCCACTTCGCCGTCATCGGAGACGTCGAACGTGGAAAGGTCGAGATACAGGGCGGCATCCGTAGGGTCAGCGAGCTTGCCTGTAGCAGCAGCCCGAAGGTCTGCTTTCAGGATTCGCAAGTTGGCTTTCTGGGTTGCTTCGGCACGCGCTTCTTGCTTTGCAGCTTCGATCGCTTGTTCCTCAGCGGGCTTGTCCTTCAGAGCGATTTCGGCCTGAAGCTTCGCGAGTTGCTTCTGGTAGTCCGCCGCCTGCTGGCGTGCGCTCTGTGCCTTGGTCTTGTACTCATCGAGTTGAGACTTTCCGCCCTCGCCCAGCCGCGAATCAGCGAGGCTACGAGCCTCACGAAGTTCCGCCTTGAGTGCTTCCAGTGCTCGCTTGCCTGCATCCCCGAGGGTTTCTTCACCGTCGAGGGGTGCCTCAATGTCGAGACTTTCCTGTTTGACCTGTTCTGCATCAGTCGACGTTGCGTCGAGCTGTTCTTCTGACATTTGGATTGCTCCTTATGAGTGGGTTTGTCGAGGTGCTCGACGGTTCCGCCGCCATAGGAGCGGGGAAGACTGAAAACGGCTTTTCGCCGTAGCGCCCCGAACGGGGCTGAGTGAAGGGAATGACCCCAGAGCGCCAGAAGGGCCGTTAATTAACCCCACAAGGCCAAAGAAAGGCACTTGACGGGGTGCGTTAGAATGTGCTCAGTACAGGTAGCCGTACTTTTTGAGCAGTTCAACCCAGCGCGTCTGATTGCCGCCAGCCATGACCGCGATCTGCTCAGGAAGCAAACGGACAGTGGTTGTGCGCCGGTAGCGGCCCTCTTTGACCGCCTGTGCGGTGAGTCTCAGCTCGCTACTACCGAACCCGCCTCGCGCCGTCGTGCCCTCACGGGTCAGGTAAACCTGCAACGGTGAACCGTCCGCACGAACACCGATCGTCGTCGGATACAACCGAGCTGTGACGTTCGGGGCGACCGTCGAAAGAGCACCACGGCGAGCATTGACAACCGTGATCGGGTTCGCCCCATTACGGATCGCCTCAGCCCCAGCCTTCGTGAAAACACGATCCTGCTCAGCCTTCGACAACGAATCGAAATAGTCCTCAGGGGAATCGAAAATACTCTCAGGGGTCTTCGGGTTCGACCCAACCGGGATCGGCCACGTCGTACATCTGCAACGCGGGTGACGTTTGAAAGCCACCCGGTATGACGCTTTACCCGCGAGGATCGCACACCTCGAGCACGCCCCAGGATTCACCACCCGCACATACCGGATATACGTTTTGCCCACCGCAAGCGTGTTATCTGCCTGCCGGCCCATGTCTTGAATCGCGGCAGCGACGATCGAGGCGAGAGACGCGGCCCCCATCTCGAACGCCCGCGCAGCACCAACAGAACTTGTTAGCGTCTTCGCCGTCGCAACTGCCCCGAACATTTCAGGGCCAACCTCAGAACCCGACAGGACAATCCCACCGAACGCCTCAGGCACAAGCTCGGCTGCGGAACTTGCACCGTAGTAACGATCAACAGCAGCCATATACGGGGTGGCCTGAGTTGCTGCCGTGACCTGCGCCGCCGTAACAGTGGACACGAGTTGCGGGGCGATAGCAGCCCAACCTGCATCGAGTTCCTGCGGGTTCATCAGCCGCCACAACTTCAAGGCAGAAACAACCGCACTATTCGCCGTTGCCTGCCGTCGTGATTGGTGAGCTAACGCAACATCACGCGACAGACTCATCAAGAGCCTCGCTAGACGCCTCTACCGGATCAATTGCTGCTAGAAGGGCTTCATCCTCACGGCGCTTCATCTCAAGAATGCGGGGAATCTCCAACGGCTCAATGCCATCGAGTTCCATCAAATACTCAAGCGGGTAACCGATCGATTTCTTCTTCACCAGCATGTCCGCAAGTTGCGCCTCAGAACGAATCTCAGGATTCATCCACGTCACCGTGCCAAGACGAACCTGGCGTGCAAGATCCTCGTCACCGATCACCAAAGCGATCAGGCGGTTCACCTCACGGATAGCGGGGCCGGCGAAGGACTCGAACTCGAGAACCTTCTTGTTCAGGCCAATCTCGGAGGCTTTGAGCCCTTCACCGTTGACGTTCGACATGCCCGTCTTCGACACAAGGTAGGTCGGGGGTGTGCGGGTCTGTGAAGCGATATGACCCACAGCGACATCGATCGCATCCGTGAACACGTCAAGTTGTGCAGCAGACCACGAATCGATCTTCGCGTTCGGGTCGGCAAGGTAGGTGATGCGCTTTTCGCGCAGCTCCTTCAGGTCAACGGGTTTAGTGCCGATCTGCTTGCCTGCATCATCAAGAATCGGAATCATCGGCGGGGCCGACCCCAAAACAACGCGCGCCTCCATCGACGCATAATCAGCCGCCAACAGCATGTAAGCCCACAGCAAATTGATCGCATCCTGCATAGGGATGACACCCTGAATCTCAGAAACCGGGTCACCCTTCAACGTGGGCCGGTTCGGAACCTCCACCACAGGAACAACACCGATCGGATTCTGCAACGGCCACGACGCATCACCGGGCACATAACGCATCACCCAACCGCCGTCAGCGGCAATACCGGTACGGGACTGCTCAGCCTGCGAATCACGATCAGAAGTGTGCGGGGTCTTGCTGCGCTCGAACTTCCAAATCTGATCCGACGTATACAAGGTCGCGTACTCAAGGGTTTCGTCAACCCACGTCTTCAACGCCGCCTTACGGATCAGCGGGTTAGCCCAGTCATACTCAATTTCCACATTCGACGGGTGCTCCCACGTCACAACGGGCTCCTGAGTGCGAACATCAGCCCACACGATCACAAACGACCGCGAAGCCGTCAACGTCGTCACAAAACCCTGCGAAGACTGCATATCCAGCTCATTGACAAGCCAATGCTCATGCAGCACCTTCGCCGCAGCCGGGTCAGCGAGCTTCATACCCGTATAACGGATGCGCTCAGCCTCAGCATTCACCACAGGCGCACACCAGTTATCCGAAAATCCCGAATACCGTTCAGCGTTCTGCTGCTTCCACTCAGCAGTCGCAAACGACAACGGCTGCTGCCCCCGGTAATACTCCTCACGAACATCAATCGTCGTGCGGCGAGCATTCAGGCGGGTATAAATCCTTTGCACCATTCGGAGGGCTTCGGTCGCGTCCAAGCGCACCTCCAAAGGTCAGTAGTAAACGGCGTAAGAATCAGCGGTAGTGAGGGCACCGTCAGCGATCGCATCGGCGGTCGCTTCATGCGCGAGTACAGCGGACATGGTTTTGTCGAACTTCTGATGATCAGAAGGCTTGCCAAGAATGTAGAGACGCAAACCAGTCAGCTTGTCTACGTTCCTGGCGCGAATAATCGCGTTCCGCATGTGAATAGCCGTGATCGGGTCGCCATCATGCGAGAACTGCGAATCAGGGTTGTACACGTCACCACGGAACCGCTCAAGCGACTCGTGCATAGCCTTGGGCCGGTTAGTCGCCCACTTGATGAACGTCTTCTCCCCGTACTGGGTGCCCCACGTGTCGATCTCGGTTTCCCAAAACATCGGGTCGCAGTAAGCGCGCACAATCTGGTACTCATTCGCGAGGTGATCCATTGCCGCGTTCACCTCAGCACGAGGCACACGCCCACCCCAGTTCTGCGGGTTCCAGTACGCCGGCCTGATCACACCGCCCGAACCGTAGGTGGGGGTGAATGAGTGATAGTCGAGCGTTTCGAGCTGAATTGAGGTGTGGTCGTTGTTGTCCGAACCATCGAAACCAAGACACACCTTCGTGCGCGGCTGAACAATGATCGGCTCATGACGACCCTCAAGACCATCAGCAGCCTTCGCAGACCACTTCGCCATATCCATCCACGTACCAGAACCAGCAACGATCCGGTTACCGAAGAAACGCTCAGCCTCAGCCGGGTTCTGCTCAGACAGGGCTGATGCCTCAGCCTCGATTGACCGAATATCAACCCACGGCGACGAGGCGTAGTTCCAGCGGAAAATTTCGGCCCGATCACCCTTCAACGCAAAGTCCAAGTGCGCGGGCGGCGGGAAGTAGTGTTTGAGAACGTCTTTACGCTTCGACTCGAACGTCTCCTGCGCCTGCGAATTCTCAGCAGGGTCAAAAGGGTTCGTAGACTGCGAAACTCGCCCACCCATGCCAGCAGCACCCCGCATGAGCGTCCGCATAAATTTCTTCATGTGGTTTGAGTCAGTCCACAGACCAGTCTCATCACACTTGCCGCTCGAGATGCGGGCACCAAGCTTGCCGTCAGCCTTCGACGTAACAATCTCCACCCGCGAATCCCGGTTCCGGTTCGGATGACGAATGAACGCCTCACCCGTCTTCGGAATCACATTCGAAAGCGGCCCGTTATCGATCATCGGGACAAGAGCGCCCCAAGTGTTCTCCACCTGGTCTTCGACAACCGCAGCCAACTGGATGCGGGGAGTCGGCCAGGGTCGGCCCTTCGGCTCGCCCGCCTCGTAGAAGTAGATTCCATTGCAGGGGCACCCGAAATCAGCGCACGAGTAGAAATCACCCTCGACAGCCCAACCATCGAACAGCGCAGGCCCGACGAACTCGAGGCACGTCTCAGCCGCCACCCCCGGCGACTTACCAATCTTCTGTGCCGCCATCCACAACCCAGTGCGACGAACGAACGCCACATTGCGCTCACCCGGCTTAGCCGTAGAGCGAACCTCGTACCAATTCGCCAACCACACACGATGATCCAACGTCGGCACGAACGGCAGCCCAGCATCCTCGCCATCAGGGACAACACAATGACGCTCAAGCCACCACATGCCCAAATACCCGAGCGAACGAGTACGAGCAGGAATCCGATACTCAGGCCGTTTCGACGACAACAGACTTCAACCAGTCACCCGAGGAAGTTTTACGGGCAGCAGCCGGCGCAGTCACAGGCTCAGCAACACCATCAGACACGCGCCACAGATTCTGCTTCATCCCCATAATGGAAATGCCCAGCTCGTTCTCCATCCGAAGAACAGCCGTCTTCAACCCCGCCGAAGCCTCAGCCTCCACCGACTCAAGAAAAGCGCGCGTATACGCCGCAACCTGGAACTTCAAACCCAAAGCCGCCCACGCATGAGCCTGCGGCTTCTTCCAAAGATCAGCCCAGAGATCCAACTCCGCATCCCACACAGCCTCGGTCGCCCCATCATCGGGTTCAGTGACCTTCTTGCCATTCTCAAAGTACGAATTGAACTGAATAGCTCGAGGCAGAGGGAACTCAGGCACCTCACCAGCAAACCCACCCGCAGGCAGATCAATCCAGTCACGATTCTGCGACCGATACGAATCAGGATCAGGTGCAGGCCCAGAACGGGCACGAGCTCCACCACTAGGCATAATCAGGCTCCCTCAGCATTGCGCTGCCCCCATTGCGGGAGATCGGATCGGTGTACAAATGTTCGAAAGCGGACGGCCCAAGGCGAGGTCAGAAAGTGTTTGAACCCATCTGACGTTTTTTCGACCTCCCCGGCGCGTCTCTAAGCGCACAGTTTTGGGGGTGTCCCCCCGGTCTGTCGAAGGGGTGTTCGAATGTCTTAGGCGGGCGCTGAGGGCTGCTGTGGGGTGTTCTAGCGGTTGTTCCACCCACCGGGGCTTGTGGCTGCGGTGTGTTGGTCGTGGCATTGCTTGTCTAGGCCGCGCCCGTACTGGGGATCGTTGGGGTCTAGGTGTAGTTCGATGAGCTCGGCCCTAGTGCGTGGGTAGTGGTCGGCTACTGTGCTCTGTTTGATTCCGCATAGAACACAGATGGGGTCGCGCCTGAGTACGGCATCCCTGAACTGTCTGTGTCCTTTGGTGGAGTAGGCGCGTGTCTTGGCCCAGTGCTTTGCTTGTGCTTCTTTGCGGTGCTCACTACAGCGCGAGCCTTCGGTTGCTGGGTAGAGGGTGGGGCATCCGTGTATTGAGCAGACACGCATTAGATGTCGTCGTTGTCTACCCGGTCAACCATCCGGTCTAGGTACTCATTCACTGCCGTACTCACGGGGGGTTGTTCTTTGGCATCCCAGTAGTCGGTGAGGCCGATAGAAGCGAAACCAGCGAGTTTGTTCTTCGTGTCGCGGTCTAGGTCGGGTAGGGGATCAGACATGGGTGAGGTAGTGGGCTTGAATGTCGGTGGTGTCGGAAACTACTTTCGTAAACACGACAACGTTCCACCCTTCGGTGGTTTCCATCGTGACTTTCACAGGCACCGGGAGAGTTTCACCGCAGACTTCGCACTCGACGGTGAGTGTGGCGATCTCTGGGAATTCTTTTGCCGTCAGTGTTGCCATTGTCTGTTCTCCCTCAGCCCGAACGGATGGGCTGGCCTGCGGCGTCCTCAAAGGTGACAGGCCAGCCCTGCACGGTGTTCGCCCGCGCCCTATTCAGTTGTAAGCCGTCCACGGCCCCACCATCGGCAGGAAATCCGTTTAGGCGCGTCCGCAGTATCCGCAGATCCGCAGTTGATTGGTTCCGAGCTCGTCGCTAGCAATGCAACTCTTGGCTGCTGTGTATGGTCTAGGCGGTCGGAAGATGTTGCCTAGCGGCCCCATTCTGGGCTCTTACCTCGATGGACTAGGACTTCCCGTGAATGCTGCTGGCCAGCTGAGTCGCGATGGGCGACCCGAACATTCACGGTTGCTTTTGGGAGTTGGTGTGGCCCCGCTGCGAGGGTAAGAGCCAATCGCAGTGAGGCCACGGGCCGGGTGCAGCTTTCGCCGCTCCACATCCACCAGACAGCCCGAAGGCTATCGTTGCTCTCCCGAGGATCGAACTCGGATGACCTTTCGGTCACGGTGTTTTGAGTACCGCGCGTCTGCCAGTTTCGCCAGAAAGCAATTTTGGGCGGACTAATCCCGCGTACCTACAATTATGCGCTCTCTGCAAGAATTCAGCAAGCGCATCTATTGCGGCGAGTCGTGCCAGTCAAGAATCTGCCCTACGCCGCGTTCATCGGGTGTACCTACCTCGGCTCGGTGGTTGCCGGGGTGCCCGTGCTCTCGCTGGCATTGGCTGTCTCCGAGACGGCTAGAACAAATGCGCCGCTTACTAGTCATTGGTCACTTCGCATTTGCTGTGACGGTCAATCGTTGTCTCAAGCCCCCGATATTCATACTCAAACGACATCGCCACAGCATCGCGGTAAATCTGCCACCCCTTGATCTGCTTCCACGAAACGACAACATGGTGTGACGGCGCGCCGACGATCCAGTCGAACAACTGCACCAGATAGCGGCCCCGGCTGATCTTGCCGACCACGATGCCTTGCCACTCGGCTACGTTGTGCCCGCATGGATGCTGAACGAATGAATGAAAGAACTTGCCGATAAGTGCATCTCCGCCAGCCCCATCAGCTATCGCTTTAGCCGCAATACCGTGCGATTCGCCTTTGCAACGGCATTCGCAAGTGTCGTCGGGCTTCATCCCGAACAGACATTGCGGAGAGCAGCTACCGGCGCTGATCAAATCTTGAATATAGGCCCACTGGCCGTTGTCGCTCATGCGGTCGCCTCCATCGTGTGTTCGGCTTGTTCTATTGCGTAGGCAAGTTCACGAATGTTGAATACCTCATCACACGCCCGGCAAATCCCCTTGGCCTGTTGGATGAGGTCAGCGCCGGTTGGTCTGTACCGGATGACAAGGGGGCGGGAGTAGCGGGCACCAGACTTCATATCCCACCACTCGGCAGCACCGCACGCGGGGCACGGGTTCGGCAGGTCACGTTCCCTTGGCGGGTCAAGCAACGACCGAATCTGCCCAGCCCACGAATGCAACTGTTTGATCTGCGCCCGCTCCAAAGCATCATCCTGGGGCTTCGCCATACGTGCCACATACCAAGCCCGCAGATCCTTTGCGGAGTCCTTCACCGGAACCACCCTCAAACCGGCGCACCAGTCCCGAATCTGGGAACTGATCTTCATGGCCGTGAACAAAGCAGCAGTGTTGAGAATGGCTCCCTCGAAAGCCAGCTTGCCGCCAGCGCTACCCGAACCGAGGCTCGAGCGGATTGAGTCATCCAACTGAGTCAGCAACGACGGCAACACAACGGCAACTGTCTTCTGCCCCTCAAGACCCGACCCGACAGGACCATCCTGAATGACCTTCGTGCGGATCGGATCAACGAGCGCTTCAAGCGCGAGAAGTAGCGGGTTGTCGTCGTCAGTCATCGCGGAATTCCAATCCCTCTAGTCGCGTTGCGGTTGGCGTATTCGAGTGCTTCGGGCCATGTGGGGAACTCCCGGGAGATGCCGCTGAGGTGGAATGCGAGCCACGAACCCCACGGGCGTTTCCTGACCATCCACACGCTGAGCATCTTCTTGCTAGGGCCGCCACCGGGTTCAGCCATCGCTTAGTCCTTAATCGGGGTAGACGCGGGGAGGGCGGCAGTCTCGTGGGGTGGTTGCCAGCCCAACAGGAACAGGGCACGCGCGACCGCCCAAGGGTCGAAGGGGATCGACCGCAATACGCTTGTGGGCGTGTTCTGTCTGGCGATTTCGTGGGCCAGCAACATGATCGCCTGATCGTCTTGCAGTCGTTTGAGCATCGCTTCTCGGTCTATTGGGGTGTCACTGTTCATTAGTGCCTCCAAGAGCAGGACGGTCAACCGGGTAGAAGCCAACCCCGCCGACGATTACAAGGTGGCAACGGCAGCGGCCCAGATACCCGCATGGCCCTAACCCGGTCGCCAATGTTCCCCTCCTGCACCTCGTGCAACACTTCGGAGCATCCTCTTGGGTGGCGCTACCCATTGACGGGTGCGATGACCGCGAATTTATGGGGCCGGGCTTGCTCATCGGGTTACCTCATCTTTCGCGGGTCGCCAATTGTAGAAACTGGGTTGCCTGATCTTCTGCGTGAGATTGAATAGCGCTTTGTCTGCCCCGTCAGAGTCGATGAAGCGAGCTACTAGACCGGTTTCATGGTCGATGACCGCTGGCGAGGTGTATTCGCGGGAGAGCTTGATCGTGTAATCGATGCGCTCAAAACGTGGCTCACTCATTGCCGCCGTCCTTTCCCTGAGACACAGGAACCCCAGACGCAATACCGCCGATGATCTTCATCTGTGCCGTCTGCAACGCAACAGACTTCTTGATGCCCCGGCCGTTAGAGAAGCCCTCTGATCGGAGCACCGCTGCTGCTTCTGCGTTCGTCAGCCTCACCCGCAATTCGACACTCATGCTGCGCCTGCTCTCTTAGACGGAAAATCGATCACGTTGTTTCGGGGTGGGGTGAGGTTGCGGACACGCGCCCGATTCCACCGCAACCGCCGATCCGAAACAGTCAGCCGGTGCCGAACCGTTGCGAGCTGCAACGACTGCACCAACCACCGGTCCATCAGATCCGACAACTGGCCGGCGTACCGTTCCGCAAGTGCATGCGACCGGGCGAGTTCCTGGCCGAGTTCGAATATCCGCAAATCCTTCTCATGCAGTTCCCGCTCATAGTCAGCTTGGGTGGGGCCGAACACTGACGCGACCACTACTGGGGGGCGGGGGCGGTACCAGTAGAAAACCAGCAGGGCCCCACCAATGCCGAAGATGCACACGGCCAGCAGGCCGACCTCATAGGCGCTCATGCTTCTCCCTCCGGTACGGGTAGCCACGGGCCTACTGTGCGGGAGATAACCACGAATCCGGGGCCAGCGTGACTTGGGCGCTCTGAGTATGGGCGCTTGGTGCCGATGTCCTGACCGTCTGAAGTTCGGCGGTAAGCCCATTCCTGTTCTCCGGGTGTCTGCGACAAGGACTCAAGAGCGGCGGCAAGTTCGGCTATGGTCTGCTGAACCAGCTTCTGAGCGAGCAGCGCGGGAACCTTCGGCGCTGGCGTTGCCGCAGAACCCTTGGCCCGCCACGAGTCAAACGCGTCGAGATAGGCGACGGCTTCTCGCGCTTCGCCAATCAGGGCTGCTACGTCCGTAGGGGCAGAGGGGAGAGCGGCGGCTGGTCGGCCCGTGCAGTAATCGAATCCGTTCCAGTCGTTGCGGCGTTGGTGTGCCGCATGGGGATCGTCGTTCGCGCACCAGAGCGGTGCGACGTTGTTCGGCCTTTCGTCGGTGCTCATGCTCGGGCCTCGCAATCAAGGTTGTCGAGAATGTTGACGTGGCAGTATCCGAAGACCGGAATCAGATAGATCGGCTGTCCGCAGTTGCGGCATTGCTTGGTGCTCATACTCGGTTGTCTCCTGACTCGGTAATGTCACCTGCGGTGAGAGGGGTAGGGCAGTAGCAGGTGCCTCGTGGCGGTTGTGCGTGATGCAGCCGGGGTGTCTCGCAGCCGCACCCGTAGGGCTTCCGGTAGTCGGACTCGTGGATGTAGCTCGCATTGACCAGATCGCACCAGCAGACCTCGGGGTGCTTTGCGTGGTAGCGGTAGGCCCGTGCAAGGCGCTGGTCATCGTTGAGCAAGTTCACCCACACCCAACCCGTGAAGTGCCCAATCAGATCATGGTCAAGAAGCCAAAGGCGCAGCCCGCGAGCACGCCTAAAGTTCCCGCATCCTCGCCCCAGCGCATGCGCGTACCGGTACACGAAACAGAGGCACCGATCCTTCGAGTTGTCGCGGCTCATTGCGGGTCGCCTGTCGGCTCGGGGACAGCCACAAGCGAACTTGAATCCTCGGCCCGCGGTTCAAGTTTTCCGTCGTTTGCTTGAACGCCCTCGGTTCCGGTTGCCCCCTCGTAAACCACTTCGTAGGTGCCGTCCTTCTGTGCGTTCGGCAGGGTGGTTCCGGTTGACGGGATAGGGAGAGCGAAATGCAGGCGAGCCTCGAATATGGCATCGGCAAGTCGGTACGGTGCCTGACCCTCCATGTAGTCGATGACCTCGGCACGCACCTTGGCCTCATGCTGAACTAGCCAGCGGTCGAAGCCGTCACCGTTACCAAGAGCGCGCCAGTTGCAGAATGCGTAGTCCTCCCGCACTTCCTCGGTGGTTGGGGTATAGGGGTCAGTCATAGGTTTACCCCCAGAACTCGCGCATAGCCGCGACCGGGTTTCGCATCGAGCGGCATCCCCATTCGGACGACACTCGAATTCCAGCGCTCTTGACTAAGCACGCTCGTTGGTACGTGGTCGGCACGAATCCCCATATCCACGAGAAGCGCTTCTGCCTCATCTAGTGATGTTGGGTTGTCGTTGCCCTCGAACGTGTCGCGGAAATCAGCGGTTGCCAACATCGCCTCTGCCAAGTCACGGACGGTCGCGTAGCCAGTGGAGCCGATGTACTCTGCCTCTCCGCTGTACCAAATGTTTTTCTCGCTCATGCTTCGGCCTTTCCGCTGCGAATACGGGCAGCACGGGCACGGAGCCAGACGGGTGCGGAGGTGTACGCGCCCTGAATCTCGTCGGCGTAGCGAGCGTCCGCTGCCGCTTCCAGCGCTCCCGCCTCCACGTCACCACGCTCAGTGATCGTGTTAGAGGCGAACAGGGCATCGGCCAGCGTTACGGCGTATAGGTTCAAGTGGTCGTCCTGACTGAACCAAATCTCAGAAATCTTCGCCGCCACCTCGTCCCTCACGGCTACCAGTGACAGTTGCGGGTGAGAGAGGATCGCGTCGGCGGTGTGCAGGTGCTTTGACCAGAGCAGAACGCCGTGCTCGTTGTAGTCCCGAGCCTCGGTCGCGATTATCCGCGCCACTGTCTCCCGGTCGGTGAGGTGCCGCAAAGCAAGCCCGCGATCAAAGGCAATACGCTCGCGCTCGTTTCCGAGACTTGAGCAAGTGCCCCCTCCACAGTTGTTCGGGTAGGCGGCTATGGCTTGTTCGCTGTGTTCAATCTCGGTTGACCGGGGCCGGTTGCAACTAACCGGAATTCCCGGACGGTTCAGTTGTTGCTCACTATGCAACAACTCGCAGTTCGGCGTGTCGTCGGTGAGGTGCTTGGAGGCGCGACCACGGCGGTAGAAGTCGAGCAACTGCTCAGCCGCTACAGGCGAGGTCATCGCGACCTGTGCTGCTTCTAGGGCTATCGCATCGGTGTCATCAAGCATCTTTCTCTCCGTTCGTTGTGTCGCCAGAAGCGAAAGGGTTGGTAGACGCGACGTAGGCCGCAGCGCCACTCGGGTCGCCGTTTTCGAGCGCCCAGCCGAGCGCCATGCACGCCCCGTCCCATGTCTCGGTTAGGGCGCGCGCGACGATGGGGAGCAGAGCGTCAGCCATGTCAAACCACGGCTCTTGTGCGTCCTTCGGGGTGCTCTCCCACTCGTAACCCAAATCCTGAGCGAGCGAACTCGTAGCAACCATCTGGTCGAAGAGCGCTTTGGCTAGTTCCTGGCGCAAGGCCGGGATGGTGGGGGCGGTCATGCTTCGTCATCCGATTCCAACGGAATATCGAACTCGGCCTCAGTGTGGTCAACGCCGCGCACACACAGGCACAGAGTGCCGCCACCGGGATAGTCATCCATCGTGACTTTATGAATTGGCATTGTTCCCCTCCTTGCGTTCAGGCAAAACAGACAGGGCCGCCCGGGAACAATTCACAAGCTCGGGAACCAGCGTCATCCGGTCGGTCATCGGGAGTTCAAACGGTGACAGGCCGCAGCAGGGCGTTTCGTTTGAATCGCCCACAGGGCAAGCGTGCGTTATCTCGGACACCTCGATGATGTATCGAACCTGTTTAGTCAAGGGCAGAGTTTCAGCGCTGATGACCGTGAATGGTGGCTTAGCCACGGTTCCCCTCCTTGGGTTCGGGTGAAACAGACAGAGCCGCGCAAGCGGGGCACTTCGGATCGCGGCTGGTGAAGCCCTCAATCCGGTCAGGGCACTTCCCGTTCCAGACGTGCGCCATCTCGCCAGTTGCAACATTCGTCAGCTCGGCCAACCGGGACAGGAGGAATTGGAGGTCAGTCGCCGCGTTAGTCGCTAGCTCCTCTTCACCCGTGCCCCACCAGCACTCCTCCCACCGGTGGTTCTCATCCTCGGCAAGGAAATTTTCTACCCGCGCACGGATTTCGGCTATCCGGTCAACCACGAGACACCCCCTCGGGCAGATCGCGGTACGCCTCCATGAAGCCACGCAGCCATCCCTCGACCTGGCCAGATGTGTGTAGCCAGATTTCTTCGCCGTTGTAACGGATCGCGGAACCCGGGATATCTCCCATGTTGTCGATCAGGTCAGCGATAGCGGCTGGAATGGTCGTCGGGATAGCGCCAGTCTCGGCTAGCGACCGAATGTAATCGTGCTCGCTCATCGCACGCCTTCCTGTCGTCCCTCGAACCAACCCCCGCCATCGATGTGGCCCGCAAAGTTCGAGCGCATCCAAACGAACCGGGGAACACGAATCGTCCACGGCCCCACATACAGGTAATACTTCGACTTGGTCATGGTTCATTTGTCCTTTCGTTATGCCGCGATGTACGGCTGAATCTTGTTAGCAAGTTCACGGGGTTCTCATCAGGCCGGCGAGTTGCACAGCCTCACGGATCTCACGGGCGCGTTGAACCTCGAGCTCAACCGCCGACTTCTGTCTGAGAAACAACTTCCGTTTACGTTCCGATTTCGAGAACATGGCCTCACGGTCTTTCAAAACTTGACCGGGGGTGAGACTCGACAACCAAGCCGTGAATTCGTGGTCGGCTTGCGACTCCACATAGGCGCTCACTGGTTGGCTCCCTCGGAAACAGGGACAACACCATTAGCCAGTTCGAGCAGCACGTCCGCGTGGCACGGCTGATCTGGAGGGCACCAGCACGCTATGTCTTTGCTGTTGAAGTACCACTTAGCAATTTCTATCGGTGCGCTGCTTCCGAGTCGCTCACGGAACGCCTGTGTGAGCCGGTAGGTCGAATCCCAGTACGCGTCTGGTTTGCTCTGGTCGAGCAGCGACGGTGACCAGTTGCCGGAGAGCGCTTGCTTGTAGAGGGCCAACGCTAAATCAAGTCCGTACGTCTTCACGTCGAACGGGTTGCCCCACCTCGACGGCCTAGCGACGATCACCGCGTCTGGGTTATCTGCACGCCACGGGTGCTGCCGGGACATCTGAATACGCTTCGGCATCACGCCACCTCTGCTTTCGGATTAGTCGTTGCCCCGAGTTGTGAAAGCTTGGATTTCGGAGGCGTATCTTCTTTAGAAGATGTAGCTGTAGTCGTAGCTGTAGCTGTAGATGTAGTAGCCCCGGTCGTAGGCTCGACCAACGTTTGGCCTGAACGTTGCCCATAGCCCTGCCCATAGCCCTGAAAACCAGACCACTCAAGCTCGGTCACAGTGTCTTTCACCGACACCGCAGTCTGCTTCAAAACAGTCTTCATCTGAGGCTTATCCCATGCCGCGAGATCAGGGTTCTCGCGACGGAATCTGATCAGCTCATGCACAACAACAGCGCGAATTTTGTTCGACGCGATAGCCGCATAAGCCTTCGCTGCGGACACCGCCAGCCGGGGCTGTAGAAGCACCCCATCGTGCCTTAGGAAACCTCGCACCATCACCTCATCGGTGGACTGGTCAAACACGCAATAGAAGCTGTCAGAGAGTTCCTGAGCGGCAAGAATCACATGGTCGGCGGTCTGCTCATTGGTCATCGCGGCTAGCCGGCCAGGATGGAACTCAGTCACCCCGCAATAGTCGAGCTTCGGGTGCGACATGAGCTTGAAGTAGAGCGCTTGAGCTGGCCCGGTGAGGTTGCGGAAGTCAGCGTCACCCCATATCTCAAGGTTGATAGATGCTTTCTCGCGAGCCATCAGAACTTCCTCGCAGGCCACAACTCAGCAGTGAGGATGTCGGTTGGCATCCCCTCTACCTGAGCGAGATGCAGATATTTCAACTCGGGCTTTGTATTGCACGGTGGCTTGAACTGGTCGATCATCATTGCCTCGAACTTCCGGGCATCATGTCGGCTCGAGTAACCCCTGAGCAGGACACAGAGGATGTCAACTGATCTAGCCCACCACGATGAATTCAAATGCGAAGTCCATCGCGATGCGAAATCACCAGTGATCCCTACGTAAACCAGTCGGCTGTGCCTGTCATAGACCTCGTAGGAACAGCACTGTGGGTTGCCATTGAAGAATGCCCAATTGACTGTGAAGCTGCGGCCTACACGAACGAGAGCCGGATCAGACTCCCCGTTAGGGCGACCAACAGCAAGGCCAGATTCTCGTGTCATGCGACACCACCTAGTGGTCTGTCGCTGCGAAAGGGTAGAATCACTTGTGTTGCTCCAATAGCCTTTAGACGGGTGGAGTGGCACCAAGCCCCGAACTTCGGTTCGGGGCTTTTGGCTTGCTCCGTGGCTAATTCTATCTCTATACAGGGATTTAAGTCTCCCAAATGGGTGACTGAGTTTGCCGGTTGGCTCATCAGAACACCTCCGGCCCGGTGATGACTTGACCGTCATCCAAGAGGATGCAGCGCCCGTGTACGGCGTGTGTGACAGGGATGGTTTCGGGGTTCTCATACCGGCTGATCTTGATGCCGGCCACCTGAGCTTCTAACGCGAACCGCGCATCCGACTCGATCAGCCCGTTCACCTCAGAGCACAACCAGACGACGTTAGAAAGCCGCTGAGAGCCCTTATGACCACCCATGCCACGGTTCGCCCGATGCTGCGGCACCAACGTCTCTACGTCGCATCCACCGATCGGATGCCATGCGCAACGTCGCCCGTCTCTGGCTTCTAGGGCTTTTAGGAGGGGCTTCGGGGTAGTCACGACGACACCTCAGATGCGGCTATGTCGAAACCGCGCCATGGGGAGTAGTCGGGCACGTGACGGGTCGCCCCGGATTCGCGTGCTGTCAGAACAGGGGCACCCGGCACCATCCACGCTGTCGGGTAGTCAACCTGTGCAATGAGGTGCGCGAGTTGTTTCTTGCGGTCAACCCCCGTACGCACCTGCCCCAGTCGTGGGAGGTCTCTCCATCCGGGCCAAGCATGATCGTGTAGCGCTTCGACACTCTGATTCCACGTCCCGATGAAATGCCAAGAACAGGTCTCGCAAATCGTCTGGCTGATCTGTTCGCCGGGGCAGTAACAACGGCGAGTGTTGAACCCGAACGGTGGCATCAACAAGCAGTTGCATCGCAGATCAGCCTCTACGATCGCGAGGACATGCCCATTGTGTTCCGTCCTGCCCGCCCCACCAAACTGCGGATGCCACATGTGCCGCCACGAGTAGCAGTAGTCGCTCCCAGCCACGAGACGTGCTTCGTCTTGCGCTTCCACCAGTTCTTCAATAGTGAAATAGTCCGTGGTGAACCTCAGCGGGGCGCGGCCTTTATACGGTGCGCGGGGGTTGGCCTCCGCAATCAGGGTGTCGAGGTCGAATGTTTGTTGTTCGGCAATACTCATTCGCTCGCCCCTATGCGTGGTTGGGTCATGGTTCTACCGGAGCCAACGGGGGAGCGGTTTCGTTTTCGTCTTCGTGCGATACCTGCAAGTCGGGTACGCCGTCGAGCTTGCGAACAACGGCCTGATCGGATGCTGCCGCGAGGGAGAGTGCTACGGATTCGGCGGTCTTCGGTATCCACTTCTGCAACACCCGAATACCCGTCTTGAGTATCTGGTCGTCTTCGTTGGACTCCCACGGGGTGCCCTGCCAGTAAGAGGGGCGGTGTTTCGCCAGAATCTCCGTCTTCGTGCGGTAGATGTACTGCGACTCGTCAAAGCCTTTGATCTTCGCATAGGCGATCACACCGATGACAGATCCACGGTCGCCATCGGCTTTGCGGAAATCGTAGAACTCGCCCCGCTCCGAATTCGCGCCTTCCTCGAAGTGGTCGTTCTCTCGGATGAGGAACGCGGCGACTCTCGAGTACAGGCCGGTGTTCATGGCGAGCTGTATATAGCCGCCATAGCCGATGATCGGCACGACTGTGGGGTTGCCCTTCACCTTGCGGATCGTGAGGTGGAACTGTGCCAACGGCCCACCCACCGGCAACCGGAGCTGTGCGGCCAGGAACAGGGCACCGAACAGGGAGCGTGCGTCAGCGTTCGCAATCGCCGGGTTCGCTTTGATCGCGGTGAGGGCATCCTGTGCGAACTTCGCCGCATCCATCGACGCGCCCAGCGCCCGCTGGAATTCGGGTTCGTACCGGATCAGGTGATCCTCAATCGTCGGGTTCTTCGATGCGCCAGCTGTCGCCTTGGTCAGTTCGGTGGTCATTTGTCTTCAACTTTCTTGCGGATGAACGTTCGGGTGGGGGGTGAGGTTTTGAGGTAGGCGGCGTGAATGTCGGGGTGGTCTTTCTTGAGCGCGTCAGCATCGAGTCGGGTGGAGCCTTTGCGGGGTCGCCAAGTGAACAGCTCTTTCCCCTCGTAGGTGAGGACTGTTGCGTCCTGCATGGCTTTCTGTAGTTCTAACTTCGTGCGCTCGAGGGTTTCGGTGACTTCGATGAGTTCGGCCTGCATCAGCCCGTATGCGGCCCACAGGTCGTAGAGGTCTTCACCGCCTTCGATGGACAGTTCAGGGTCACCGGGCCACAGTTCGACGGCCTCAGTAGAAGTTGAAGGGTCGGGGGCCACAAGTGCTTTGACGTGGTGCCACCAGAAATCACGGGTCTTCGGCACGAGGTGGTTATCGATGAAATCGTCATCCCGTGGGACTTTGAACAGCTCGAAATCGAACCCGCCATGGAAGACAGCCATCCACCCATACGGGGCGTTCAGCACAGCCACCTGCTGCTGGCATTGCACGGCGTAGTGGAATGGAACACCGTTCTCCCACTCGCTGCGGTTGAACTCGTGAGAGGTTTTCTTCTCAACCGGGATCAGGATGCCTTGGTCGTCAGCTACAGCGTCGGGGGTGGCGAACAGCCAATCGTTTTCTGTCCACTGAGCGGCGAAGCCTGGGAGCAGCCGGCCAACCTCGGGGTGGAACTTTTCGATCCAGTTTCCGATCGTTCTCTCTTGCTCATGGCCGACCCATGCACGCAGCGGGTCGAACTCCCGCTCAACACCCATCTTCGAGTTGTAGACGGAAAGCGGGGTCGCCCACTTCGACAGGCCGAGTACGGCGGCGGTGTCGGATGCGCCGAGCCCTTCGCGACGTTTCTCGAACCATTCAGGTGTATCGGGAACTACGTCCAAGATTCTGTAGCTCATGCTGCCTTCTTCTGGTCTGCTTCTTTGTCGCTGAATCTCACACCGGGGCGTACCCAGTGCAGGTCAGCATGTTTGGGGTCGGGGAGTTGGCATTGTTCGCCGTTCAACGTGAAAGAGCAGGTCATCGAAGTTCCTCTCCGTTGTCGGGTACCCAGTGCTCACAGGAGCGGGAATCGTCGGGCCACCTGTAGTCGCGTAGAACTGCGCGGTCGGGGCCGTGGTAGCCCCATTCGGTGTATATGAGCGGGGCTCCGAAGTTGCCGTGTGGGTCGGTGAGCGATGAGAACACAAACAGTGCGGCCCCGGAGACGAGCAGCTTGTCGCGTTCTTCGCAGGTGATGGTGCGCCAGTCGTGATTGTCAAACATCGACCGGTCACGTGTTTCTACGGTGCGGTGTTCTGCACTGTCTGTGGTTGGTTCCCCGCCCGTAGAAGACCACTCAGGAGGCATCACAGGTCGAGTCCGTTCGGACGTACCAGCAACGTGATCCGGTATTCGCCGTTCGTGAGAATTTCGGACTCGCCCGGTTCGCCGCACTCGTCGCAGTAGTCGGCAGCTTCCATCGTTACTGTCTGAACTTCGCCCGTGATCGTCACCGGCTTTCCGAGATACTTCGCAATCTCGCTTATATCAATGGCGCTCATGGTGTTCCTTCACTAATAGGTGGGAAAGGGGCAACAGGGGTGATCGTGGCTTGGTACCCGTGCCAGAGGATCAACCCCAGGAGGATG